GCTGCTTCCAGTCGTCGAGTTCGCAGCCGGGTTCGCCGGACCATTCCAGGAGGCACAGCGCGGAGTTGGTGCCGGCGACGGCGACGTCGCGGAGCTGGTTGAGGACGACGGCCTCGTCGCCGCCCATGTTGGACATGGCCCAGGTCTGGCCGTTGGCGCGGGCGTTGGTCGTCTTGGAGCAGGCGGCCCACGCTTTCCAGTCGTGCTGGGTGCGGAGTTCGTCGATGTTGACTTCGTCGTTGGAGCCGCCGCGGCCGGCTTTGTCGTTGGCGGCCTTGATGGCGTAGGTGGCGCCGGAGGCCCTGAACCATTCGTCGCCGTTGACGTTGCGGACGCAGTCCCATTCGGCTTGCAGGTCGGGGCAGGCGTGGATGGTCTGCTGGCACATGTTCCATTGCTTGCGGGCGAGGGCGACGTCCTGGGCGATGCCGAGGATGTCGCGGGCGCCGTCCATGTACATGCGCCACAGCGACACGATGCGCTTGAGGTGGCTTTTGCCGTTCTGCCGGGCGACGAGGATCAGGACGGTGCGGAACCGGTAATGGCCATCGGGCAGCAGTTCCAGGGCGTGGATGACGGCGAACTGCTGCCAGGGCAGCAGTGGCTCGCCGATCATCTCGGCGAACTCGATGACTTCGTATCCGCGGGTGGTGTGCCGGGTCAGCGGCCGCAGGGGCCTGGTCCAGAGCCGGGGTTCGGTGCGGCCGAGCAGCTTCTTGCCGGGCCTGTTGTCCGCCGGGCCGGTGCCGGGCTTGTGGTCGTCGCAGCGCCTGCGCTTCGGGGGGGCGAGCTTGCGGCAGTCCGGGTAGGTGCAGCGGGTGCGCTTAGGCTTCGCGTGCTGCGCGGAGCTTGCCGAGGCGGTTCGGCTTGCCATCGACTGGCGTGTCCTTCCTGGCGATCGCTGCCCGCGCGGCCGGGGTGGCGCCGAGGCCGGTGAGGACGGCGAGGAGCCGGGGGCCGAGTTTTTCCAGGACGGCCGCGGTCTCGACTTTGGCGGCGAGGGCCTGGACGTAGAGCCGCCCGCTGATGTCGTCGTCGATCTGCTCGAGCGCTAGTTCGGCGAGTTCCTGCGCCCGCGCGGCGTCGTCGATCGCGGCGGCGTACCGCTGCGCGAGCTTCACGGCGGCGGCATCGGCGTCTTCCAGGTCAAGCCCGGCGATCGCGGCGTTGACGGCGGGTGCGAGAAGTTCTTCGGAATCCCTCAGCATCTCGCCTCCGAACAGGAAGATTTACGGTTCTAGCATGCCCTGACAGCAAGTTTTACGGTTTGCTGGTTTACAGTGTGCCCATGCGATCACTGCGGCGGGGCTGAGGCGTGGCGTCCGCTGCCGTGCCGGCTGGCCGCAGGCCGCGGACCCTGATCGGCCTGGTCGCCGCCCATGCGCCGGCGTTCCGTTCGGCGGGGAGGCGGCTGGCGGCCGCGGCCCGTGGGCATGCGGTGTCGGTGGCCGCGTTCGCGGCGGTTGATTACGGGGCGTTCGGGATCGGCGCGGCGCATCACGCGGCGGGGTGGATCGTGACGGGCCTGTCGGCGATGGTGCTGGACTTCCTGATCCGGGGCGAGTGAGTTGCCGTCGGCGATCGGGCGGCTGCTGAAGGTCCGCAACGCCGCGCCGCCGGTCCCGATGTCAGGACGGCGCGGGTTCGGGCAGCCGATGCTCGCGGCCACCCCCGGCGACGAGGCGCTGATGCGCTGCTACGGCGGCAACGGCACGAACTTCGCGAACGTGTCCCTGCTCGCCAGCTCGTCCGCGAAGCCGGAATGGAAGCTGTACCGCAAGCAGCCCGCCGACGGCCGCCGCCGGTACACCACCAGCGACCAGGGATCGGACCAGCGCACCGAGGTCGTCCAGCACCAGGCCCTGTCCGTGCTGTACGCCCCGGCGCTGCCGCTGATCACCCGCTACTTCCTCTTTGAGCTATCCGGCATCTGGCTCGAGCAGACCGGCAAGTCGCACTGGGTCGTCGGCTACGACCCGCGCGCCAGCTTCCCGATGAACATGTGGCCGGTGCGGCCCGACCGGATGACACCGGTCGCGGACCGGTCGAACTTCCTGGCCGGCTGGATCTATACCGCGCCGGACGGCAGGGAGAAGATCCCGCTGCTGCCCCGCGAGGTGATCTACAACCGGTACCCCGACCCGATGGATCCGCTCGGCGGCGCGGGCCCGATCGGCAGCGTGCTGACCGATATCGAGACGCAGCGGCTCGGCGCGGACTGGAACCGGAACTTCTTTTACAACAGTGCGGCGCCGGGCGGCGTGATCCAGGTCGACCACGAGCTCGAAGATGACGATTTCGACCGGCTGACGGACCGGTGGCGGGACGCGCACCGCGGCGTGTCGCGGGCGCACCGGGTGGCGGTGCTCGAAGGCGGCCAGACGTGGGTCCCGAATTCGATGACCGTGCGCGACATGGATTTCGGGAACCTGCGCACCGGCGGCCGGGACATCATCCGCGAGGCGCTCGGCATGCACAAGGTCATGACCGGGGTGACCGACGACGTGAACCGGGCGAACGCGCAGACCGGCGAGGAAGTGTTCGCGTCCTGGAAGATCGTGCCCCGGCTGGACCGGTGGAAAGACGTCCTGAATTTCCAGTACCTGCCGCTGTTCTACCCGGCCAAGGCGGAAGTGCCCGTCGAGTTCGACTACTCGTTCCCGATGCCTTTGAACCGGGAGCAGGACAACGCCGAACTCGTGGCGAAGGCGACGGCGGCGCAGCTGCTCGTCGAGGCGGGTTATGACCCGGCGGAAGTGACCGAGGTCGTCGGGTTGCCCGCGATGAAGACCGTCGCGGCTGCGGCTGGCCCGGTGCCGGCTGAGCCTGATGCGGTACCCGGCGATCAGCCGGATGACATGACGGCGCGGCTGCGCAAGGTCCTGGCCAACGGCCACCTGCCGGTCCTGGCCGGAGGCCCGCGATGACCACTCCGATGCCGCCGACGCCGTTCGACACGGGCAACGAGCTGCTGGCCGCCGGCCCGGCGAACCTGTTCGCGTCGCTGATGGAGATCCCTGGTACCGGGCAGGTGCTGATGCTGACGATCCGGACCCCGTCGGCGACGGTGACGGTGGCGCTGAACCAGGACAGCGGCCGGGCGTGGGCTGACCAGATCCGCGGCGAGGCCGGCAAGATGAGCGCGGCCGGGCTGATCGTCGCGGGCAACGGGCAGGTGCCTCGTGGGTAAGCGGCCATTCCGGACTACCCGCAGGCTGGCGAACCTGCGGCAGGGACGCAACGACTGGTACCAGATCAAGGCCAGCAGTGCCGGTGCCCCCACCGAGTTGCGCATCTACGACGAGATCGGGTTCTTCGGCATCACCGCGGAGGATCTGATCAAGGATCTGGACGCCGCCGGCCCCGGTGACCTCGACGTGCACATTCACTGCCCGGGCGGCGACGTCTTCGAGGCGCTCGCGATCTACAACGCGCTGTGCCAGCGCGATGGCATGGTGCGGGTGACCGTGGACAGCCTCGCCGCGTCGGCGGCGTCGTTCATCGCGCAGGCGGCCGATCCTGGCGAGCTGTTCATCGCGAAGAGCGCGTCGATCATGATCCACGACGCTTTCGGGTTCGGGATCGGCAATTCCGGGGACATGCGGGAGCTGGCGGACCTGCTCGACGAGCAATCCGACAACATCGCGGGGATATACGCCGAGCGGTCGGGCCTGCCGGTGGCGCAGTGGCGTGAGGCGATGCGCGCCGAGAGCTGGTACCTCGGGCAGGCGGCCGTGGACGCGGGCCTGGCTGACGCCGTGCAGAAAACGAAGAAGCCGAAGTCGTCGGCGGCGAGCTGGGACCTGTCGGTCTTCGCCCGCGCCCCCGGCCAGCCCCCGCGGGTCGCCGCCGCGGCGGCTGACGAGTCCGCGTGGGACGCGGGCAAGGCGTGGGCGAACGGCGCGGCGTCCGATGACCCGGCCGCGTTCTACAACGGGATCTGCGCCGGGAAGAAAGCCGGCGACCCGGCGACCCAGGGCGCTCACGCGCTGCCGCACCACTACCACCCCGGCGACGCGCCGAACCGGCACGGCGTGTCCGCGGCGCTGGGCCGGATCGATTCGGCGGATGGCCTGACGGACAAGGCCGCGGCTCAGGCCCATCTGGACGCGCACAAGGCCGCGATGGGTGACGGCGGTACCTCCGACTCAGCCGACCTCGGCTGGTTCATCGACGCTCTGAAGGGGGCGACCCAGTGACGACGATCGTTATCCCGGACAGCGCGGACGACCTGCAGGCCATGCTGTCCGACGACGGCCGCATCGGCCCGGTGATGGCCGACGGCGGCCTGCGGAAGGAGTTCCTGCTCAAGTACGCCAGCGCGTGGAACAAGAAGAACACCGAGGCGCTGGCCGAGCAGAAGGAGCAGATGCAGCTGGTCCTGGCCGAGTGGCTGAGGGACAACAAGGCCGAGGGTTTCGCCCCGGTGGGGGCGGCGCCGCCGCTCGGGCCCAGTGGCATGCCGTACGCGGGCGGCCCCGGCACCGGCGTCGGCTCCGTGGCCCGCCGGCAGTCGCTGTACGCCAAGACGGCCTACGGCGCGCCGCTCAACGGCGCGTTCGCCAGCGTGGGCGACTTCCTCCGCGCCTGCGCCCAGGAGGGCGCGGGCAGGCAGTACCGCGACGCCGCGGACCTGGACGCGCGGCTGTCCAAGATCAAGGACATCCAGAACGCGTTCTCCACTGACGTGCCGTCCGACGGCGGGTTCCTGGTGCCCGAGGAGTTCCGGTCCGATCTGCTGATGCTGGCCTTGGAGAACGCGGTGATCCGGCCGCGGGCGACGGTGATCCCGATGGGGTCGCAGACGCTGGCGCTGCCGGCGGTCGATGACCAGTCCCACTCCACGACCGTGTTCGGCGGTATCCAGACGTACTGGGTGGACGAGTCCACGGCGCCGCCGGAGACCAGCGCGAAGTTCGCGCAGGTGAAGCTGGACGCCCGGAAGCTGATGGCCTACGCGACCGTCCCCTCGGAGCTGCCGGCCGACGCGCCGGCGTTCTCGGCGTTCATCGACCAGTCGCTGCCGAAGGCCCTGGCGTTCGAAGAGGACTACAGGTTCATGGTCGGCACCGGCGTCGGGGAGCCGGTCGGGTTCATCAACTGCAGCTCGGCGGTGATCACGGCCGGGGCGTCGCATCTGGGCGCGAACACGATCGGCGTCGAGGACCTGGCCGCGATGTTCGCCCGGATGCTGCCCAGCTCGCTGATGAACGCGATCTGGCTGGCCGACATCGGGACGTTCCCGCAGCTCGCGACGATGGCCGTGCAGGGCGCGATCGCGAACTCATCGCCGGTGTGGATGAACAACGGCGTGATCGGCGCGCCCCCGGCCGCGATCTACGGCCGGCCGGTGTACTTCACCGAGAAGTGCCCCGCACTGGGGACGACTGGCGACATAAGCTTTATCGACCCAAGCTTCTATCTCATTGGTGATCGCCAGGCGATTACTGCTTCGGCCTCGCCGCACTTCGCATTCTCCACAGACAAGATCGCCTATAAGATCATCGAGCGCATCGACGGGCGGCCGTGGCTGCAGAGCGCGCTGACCCCGAAGAATGGCGGGAACACCCTTTCGGCGTTCGTGCAATTGAACAGCACGCGCACATGACATTCCACGGCTCCAGGGTGAGCTGTTCCCAACCGCGCGGGGGTCAGATACCGCAGGAAGGCCAGGCGAATAGCCAATGACAGCAATGCTCGGGCTGGGGCGGTTCTTCAACGTGGGCGTGTCGATCACGACCGCGAAGAACCGGTTCAACATGCGGGACTGCGAGGTAGCCGGCATTCTCATGGTCGGGGCCTCGGCGGTGACGAACCTGACGCTGAACGAGTGCAACGCGGCGTCAGCCGGCACGGAGCAGGCCCTGGCGGTGGTCACCCAGTACTGGACGCAGGCCTCAGCCGCGGCTCCCACGGCGTGGACCCGCGTCACGCAGGCGGCTGCGTCGACGGTGCCCTCCATCAACGGCGGCGTGACGTTCTTCGAGGTGTCCGGCGTGTCGATGTCGGACGGCTTCAAGTACCTCGATGCCACCCACGCGACGGCGACCATGATCTTCATCCTGCACGGCCTCGACGTCCGTCGTGCGCCCGAGTCTCTCCTGTCGGCGGTGCTCTGATGCCTACCAATATCCAGAACCTGCAGGTTCTCCGCGCGACCAACGGCTTCCAGGTGGCGCGGACATCGTCGGTGGTGGCGCAGGCCCTGACGTCGATGTTCACGATCACGGGCGGCCGGATCATCGTCAACGCGCTGTACGCGAAGCTGACGATCGCCTCCGACGCGTCGAATGCGACGTCGATCGTGGTCGGCTTCACCGCGAGCGAGGGCGCGGGGGCGAACATCGCCAACGCGATCGCCACGGCGACGGTGGTCGGCGTGGTCCGCGAGATCGGCACGCACTGGACTGTCGCCGCTCTCGCGGCCGCGCTGACGCTCGGCGCGACGGCGGCGACGGTCGTGCCCAAGACGACGCAGTTCCTTCTCGGCCCCGGCGTCATCACCTACACCGGGTCGGTCGGGGTGAACCCCGGCTCCCCGCAGTGGTACCTGAACTACGCGCCGCTGGACCCGGGCGTGTCCGTGGTCGCGAACTGACGATGGCGCACGCGAACGCGATCAACGGGGCGACGGTCTACATCGACGACGGCACGAACGGCATGGCGGGCACCGGCGTGGCCGGGACCGTCGAGATCGGCGTCCCGGAGACCACGTTCACGCCGGACGGCTGGCCGACGACCGACCGGTTCGTCGGCCCCGGCGATTCATATGGCAGCGGCATCGTCATCGACATCGACTCCGACGCCTAGGGAAGGGAGGGGCCGTGGCGAAGGCCAACGCTGTCAGCGGTGCGTCGATCTACGTCGCCGAAGGGCAGGAGGTGGCGGATGACCTGGCGGACGGGGGCAGGCTCGTCGGCCCCGGCGCGCCTGCCCGCGAGGCGGACACGGAGGCGGTGGTGCCCCCGGACCCTACCCTCTCGGCATCCTCACCGCCTGCCTGTGAGCTGCCGGACCCTACTGCCGCTGCCCCGTCCCCGCCGTCGCCTTCACCGTCGCCGGCGCCGGATGGTGCAGCCGCTGCAACCACCCCGTCCGCGAGTGAGTAGCCGTGTCGTGGCAGCAGCTCCAGGCCATCTACGAGAACGACCGGCAGCAGCGGGAGTTCTGGCTGTCGCAGCCGCCGCGGGCGTGCCCGCACGACGGCACGCCGCTGCAGCAGTCGCCGAACGCGGAGAACGAGCTGTTCTGCCCGCACGACGGTTACATGTGGCCGCGTGACCTGGCTTTGCCGGGTGAGGGCGGCAACGGCTAGGCCGGCTTCAGCCGGATAACTGAACATCCACGTCCCACCCCCGGTGACGGGGGTAATCGCCCGGAGAAAGCAGGCGGGCAGGAGGTGACCCTGTGAGCACGAAGCCCGTGACGGGCGGCGGCCTTCCGCCGCCGCACGCCCACACCGTGGCGCACCACGCCCACCACACCGCGCCGGCGCCGACCGGCCGGGGCGCGCAGCACGGGGTGGCTGGCGGCGGAGGAGGGGGTGCTCCGACGCCGAAGGGCGGCTCGTCGAAGCATCATCCGCGGCGCAGTAAGAAGCACAAGAAGCGGGGCCTGGCGCTCGGCGAGATGGTGGCGTGCTGCGCGGCGGAGGCAGTCGCGATGTCGCTGCGGCTGGCCGGCCAGCCGGTATCCGATGCGGATGTGCTGGCGCTGTATTCCTATACAGCCGGCGGCCCGGATGACGGGGCGAGCATCGAGGCGACGCTAGCCGCTGCCAGCAGGTTCGGGCTGGCTGGCTATTTCCCTTATGGTCCCGAAGAATATGCCGTTGGCAAGCACGCCGTCGAAATCAAGGGTCACGTCAGGCATCTCGAAGAGCCGTTTACCGGCCTCGTCGGTGATGACTGGCCTGATCGTCAGCCGCTCGATACTGGCACGCTCGGTCATGGCCTGATCCTAGGCGTCGATCTGCCCGGCGCGCACACCGTCCTCGCCACCGACGCCGGCTGGTGGTCCTGGGGCGAACTCCACGACCCCGCCGAATGGCCGAACGCAATCATCGAAGAGGCGTGGGCGGTGAGCTGGACATGACCATCAGCCGGCCCTGTGTCTGCACCCGCGAGATGGTGAAAGCCGCCCCGGACTTCAAGCCCACCGCCGAAGGCAACGCCCGCATCGACCGGGCCATCGAATCAACGTCGGATCTGATCGAGGGCGAGGCGCACCGCGTCTTCTACCCCAACGACACGACCCTGCGCTTCGACTGGCCCAACCGTGCCTACTCGGCGCCGTGGAAACTGTGGTTCAACCAGTGGGACCTAGTCGTCGCGACCCTGGTGCAGTCGCCGTCGGGCACCACGATCCCCCTCGCGTCGGTGATCTTCCGGCCCACGAACCGGAAACCCGGCTGGCCGTACACCGGGCTGGAGCTCGACCGGTCCACCTCCGCCGTCTTCGGGGCCGGGCCGACGCCGCAGAACGCGATCGCGATCACCGGCACGTGGGGTTTCACCGCCGCGACCGACGCCGCCGGGACCCTGGCCGCGGCCATGTCGGATACGACCGGCACCGCGATGACGGTCAGCAACGCGGCACTCCTCGGCGTCGGCGACATCGCGATCGTGGACTCCGAGCGGATGCTCGTCACCGAGCGCGCCGCAGTCACGACCGGGCAGACGAACGTGACCGGGCTGACGACAGCGGCGGACAACGACATCGCCCTCGGCGTCACCGACGGCACGAAGATCAGCCTCGGCGAGGTGCTGCTGATCGATCAGGAACGGGTCCTGGTCACCGACATCACGGGCAACACGGCGACGGGGCAGCGCGGCTACGACGGCACGACCCTGGCCACCCACGCGGGGGGCACGACGCTGTACGCGTACCGGCTGCTGACCGTGGCACGCGGCCAGCTCGGCACCGCCGCGGCGACGCACCTGATCAGTGCCCCGGTCAGCCGGCACCGGTATCCGCCGCTGATCCGCGACCTGGGCGTGGCCGAGTCGGTCAACCAGGTGCTGCAGGAGACGTCGGGCTACAGCCGGACGGTGGGTGAGGGTGACATGGTGCAGGCCGCGCCGGGTGTGGCGCTGGCGGACAAGTGGGCTGAGGCGATGGCCGTCTACGGCCGCAAAGCCCGGAGCCGGGCCGTATGAACGCCGAAACCACAACGTGCGCTGCGCCGCTGGCCGTCTGGCACGCTGATCGCTACTGGGGCAGATGGAAGCACATGCCCGAGGCGAGCCAGTGGGCACGCGATCACGGCTGGCCGGTAAACGACCTCTACCGCATCGAGTTCTGGCTGATCGATGTGCCGTTCGCCCGGCTATTCGCCTTTGCCCGCAACGATAAGGGCAAGATTTATGACTCGGAGACTCATAGTCCGGCCGTCTGCGCCCCTGTGAACGTGATTCTTGACGCGCTGCCACCAGAGCATTTGCGGGTGATGTGCTGATGGGCACTTTCAAGGTCTACATCATGCCGGAAGTCGTCGGCCCCCTCGCCGACGGCGAAGCCGAACGCGCCCTGCAGGACTGGGCGCAGGCGACCACGAAACGGCTCGGCGAGATCGGCGCCGACATGCTCCGCCACTTCCCCATGGACAAGACCGGCCGCGCCAGCGGCGGCTTCCAGGCCAACATCCACGTCATGCAGCAAGGGCCGGTGGCCCGCATCCCCGCGCCGATGATCTCCGGCGTCACCTGGGGTCCGTGGCTGGAGGGGACTAGCTCGCGGAACAGGTCGACACGGTTTAAGGGCTATCACCTGTTCCGCAAGACCGCGCAGGAACTGCAGCGGATAGCGCCTGAGGTGGGGCAAAGGGAACTGGACAAGATCATGCCCCGGCTCGGCGGTCCCTGAT